AAAAGGTTTAATAGTTATGGACATCAAATCGTGCAAAATTAAAGATGTAGATATAATTTTCTTAAGTTATGACGAACCTAACGCAGAAGAAAATTGGACCGATCTAAAAAATAAAATCCCTTGGGCAAAACGTGTTCATGGCGTAGAAGGATCTGACGCGGCACACAAAGCCTGTGCTGACTTATCTGAAACCAAGCACTTTGTAACTGTTGATGGAGATACTATTGTTGATCCTAAATTTATGCACGTTGAACTAGATTATGAAAAGTTGGGTGTTGATGATGACTATCAGTTTAGTTGGTGTGGTAAAGTAAATGTTAATGGATTAATGTACGGCAACGGAAGTTTAAAGATGTGGACAAAGGACTTTGTTGCTAATATGAAAACTCATGAAAATACAGATGGTGCTGATGATACACAAATAGAATTTTGTTATTTTGACAATTACTATCAATTGAACGAAAATTTTTCAACTAGTATAATAAGTTCTACGCCTCAACAGGCATGGAGAGCAGGATTTAGAGAAGGCGTTAAGATGTCATTAAATAGAGGTGCTCCTGTAAAAAATTTAAAAGAGATATGGTGGCAAAATTATCATAGACTATTGATATGGATGAACGTTGGTGCAGATATTAAAAACGGAATGTATTGTTTGTTAGGTGCTAGAGAAGGTTGTTATAAAACAATGTGTACTAATTGGGATCACACGCAAACTAGAGACTTCGAATATTTGAATAGTTTATGGAAAGAAAACAACTATGGTGAGCATAATGTTGTTGATGCAGTAGAAAACATTGGCACCTTAGTAAGAAATGAATTATCAATACCTGTATCAGTGTATCCACTTGATAATCAGCAAAGTGAATTCTTCAAAACTGTTTACTTAAACAGTGATAGAGTAATCCGTAAGAAATGAGCGAATTAGATAGAATAAAACAGGTCATGCCGGAGATCGATAAAGTATCTCCTACGTTTTGTTTAGCAAAATGGCACCATGTTACAATCTATTTACAAACAGGTGAAACACATAGTTGTTATCATCCTGCTCCGCACCCTATACCATTAGAAGAACTTAAAGATAATCCTAGTGCATTGCATAATACTATGCAAAAGAAACAAGAACGTAAACAGATGCTTGAAGGAGAGAAACCAAGCGGATGTCAATATTGTTGGAATATTGAATGTATGGGTAAAGATTATGTTAGTGATCGACATATTAAAAGTTCTAGCATACATACACCAGAAAGAATAGAAGAAATTACAAGTAATCCTTGGGATTATAATATTAATCCAGAATATATTGAAGTAAATTTTAGTAATGAATGTAATTTTAAATGTGGATACTGTCATCCTAAGTTTAGTAGTAGGTACCATAGTGAAATAAAACAACACGGGCCATACAAAGATGTATCTGCACACTCTTGTGATACAGATTATTTTGAATTATTCGAAGAAGAAAGCAATCCATATTTAGATGCATGGTGGGAATGGTGGCCTGAAGTAAGTAAAACACTTAACATATTACGTATTACAGGTGGCGAACCTTTAATGCATAAAAGTACGTGGCGTCTATTTGAAGAACTAAAACAAAATCCAAAGCCTCATTTAAATATTGAACTTAATAGTAACATGGGCGTAAAAGAAAAGTTAATAGAACGTTTAGTTACTACTCTTAAACAATTAAAAAGTGAAGGTTGTATTAATAGTTTTAAATTATATACAAGCATTGACACTTGGGGACCTAGAGCAAGTTATACTAGGTATGGTTTAGATACCGGACTGTGGGAAAGAAACTTAGATTACTATCTAACAAATACAGGTTGGCCTGTAACATTTATGATTACATTTAATTTATTTGCAGTAACAAGTTTTAATAGGCTACTAGAAAAAATTTTAGAGTGGAGACACAAATATAATACAAATGATCAAACAAAATGGCAACGCATAAGATTTGATACTCCGTACTTGCGTGATCCTATACAGTTTGATATGAATATACTTCCTAAAAAGAAATTTATGCCTTATATGAAAAAGCATTTACAATATATGCATGAATATCAAGATGATCAAGACAGAACAAAGTTTAGTTCATTAGAAGTTGAAAAATTTAGACGTGTAGTAGATTATATGGAATCAACAAACTATGATGAAAAGAAGTTAAATCAAGGAAGAAAAACTTTTTATAACTTCTTTAATCAATATGATACTAGACGTGATATAAAATTAGTTGAAGTATTTCCTGAACTGGAAGAATTTTATATGGATTGTTCTACTCAAGTATTGTAACATTATTAAAAAATCTAGTAGCAAGTTTTTGATTACGTTTTAAATATTTGCTCATTTCATCTAACATCAAACATAGTTCACTTTGTTCCATATCATTAATCTTGTTGATAATATCTAATATTTTTATCATACGTTTAGTATGATCTTGTTCTGTATCGTAACTTTCATCAATCCATCTATCCCAAGTTACAAAACCTAACTTTTTAAGATACTCTAAACTGTAAGGAGGACCAACTATTAAGAAAGGTCTTTGGAACCACATAGCAGTAAACACCTTTTCACTTAAATTAGCAGTAGGTTGTGCAAATCTAGTTTCATTAACAATGCTTATAAAACTGTCATAGTAGGCATCTTTAAGATTTGCTACTAATTTATGTTGGTCATCTGGCCATTTAGTACCAAGGTGTGGTTCAACATATTTACTACCTGTGGGTGCAAGGTCAATTGACATAGGACTTTTTAAGTTTAGTTCTGCTAACCCGTTCATTGTATTTTTATTATGTATTGACATCCAAAAATCTTTGGTTAGGAAAGTATTGTCTTGTAATAACTTTTTATCTGCTTTAAATTGCCAACTGTAATGCCCAGGTTTGTTGTGTAAGTTACACATAATAATATGTCTATGTTTAGTATATCGCCAATTTGTACACACAAATTTTTTTGTAGGCTTGACATCATCATTAATTTTTGAACCAGGAAACCAATCACGTAAAAATATATCTAAACAATATAAATTCAAATCAGGGTATTGTTTTTGAAAATACTTTTTAACATTATAATCACAAGTATAAACATTAATATTGCTTATACCATATTTGTTTTTAAATTTTTGTATGCTATCTAATTCATCTGCATATAGTTGCGGATTTATATCTATAAATTCACTATAAAAGTCTCTATTATGTGGTTTAGTCTTGTAACTTGATAAAGGTTCATAGATATAAAAGTCTAATCCTTGTTGATCTAACCTTTTACATTGTTTACTGTTTAGATATAAGTTTTCTAATTCTGTTATATTATTTGTGCCTGTAAACAAAAATAAAGGTTTAGTTTCTGATCTTAAAAAACTTTCATCAAATAGTTGTTTAAAACGTTGATCAATCCTATAATGTGGCTTTGTTGCTGGAAAGTTTTTATAGTATAATCCTTGAGCAAAGTCCATTACTTATCTTCCCTTATAACATCAGCCATTCTATGATTTTCTTGTGCATGACCTCTTTCATCTTCACGTACTGCTATTACAACATCTCTAAGTTTAGCACCTGGACGTAAGTTATAATAATTCTTTGCAATATCTGGTGCATTAATATTTTCTATTTTTCCTAGTTCAATTGCTTTTAGATAAGATGTATAACTTATCACTGCCTGTTCCTCAAAGTAACCTACCATTCTATGTGCAACCTTTGGAAAGAAAATATATAGTATCAAATAGAAATGCCAAAACAATGCTTGGGCAAGAATGATCATCCAACGTTCAAACCAATTAGGTTTTGCAATCTCAATGAATATCATTAAGTGCATACGTTCATTTTCTGCTTCTGCTAATAATGTTCTGATCCAACCTCTATCATCTGGTTTCATTTTTCTTAGGCTACGCAAATGACTCCACATACCTGCAACCATGCCTGGAACTCCAGCAACAGTTTCTAATACAACTGCTCTGTGTCCATAACGTTTAGCAAAGAAAGTATCTGCTATCCAACGTAAACGCATTGTAAAAAACAATGCACATTTGTCGCCAAAGTCTTGAGGTCGTGTGTGTTTCATTATTTTATTCCGGTTACTTGTAAGATGTATCTATCTTCACTTCCTAAATTAGCGGCCATGTGTTCAATACCTTTACCCCAACCAAAGTAACTACCTGCTGGTCCTACACATACTTTATCTTCAATCCAAAGTTGGTGGCCTGCTTTTTGTTCATGCAAGAAAACAATAATTCTAATTATTTCATCTTGTTCTGTAATACCATTACGTTCTTTATATGTCTTGTATTTGTCTGTATGATAAGGTAAAATTTGTCCAGGAGTAAGTTTATTGACTGCAACTACAACTTTGTTAAGTTCTAGGTCTTTTACAGCATCATAAAATTTTGTTGGTAAATTTTCAAAACACATATATACGCCAACGTTATAGTTTTGTGTATCTACCGTTGCGTTAAATTTTTCTTCGTGGACTTTGTTAGTAACCCAAGTGAGATTTTTATAATCTGCTTCTGACCATGTTACAGCAATTTGGCCTTTGATCATTTTATAAAACCTGATACCTGCAATGTGTATTTGTCTTCCATACCTGCATTAGCACCAAGATGTAAAATATCCGTGTCCCATATATAACCATCACCTGCCATCCAGTGTGTAAACACTGCTTGGTCATGTTGTACAAAATGTCCTACTTTCCAGTCTTCTAACATAATTAAGGCTCTTACAGGTTGTTCTCTTTTAGGAAATTTTTTCTTAAGTAAAAAGAATGTATCTCTATGCCAAGGTACTACTTGCCCAGGAGGTTGTTTAATACTACTAATAGTAATAGCCTCCATGCCTAATAGATCTCCTATTTCAGCAAAGTCTAATTCTTCTTCATTCCACCAACGTTGGTGTATTTGCGTATTACCCATTGTATAGGTTTTTGGAAATCCTCCATACTCTTTATGTATGTCAGTAAGTTCATGTACCTGATGTTTAATACAAGATGATTCTGAAGGGTATTCACAATCAACAAATTTAGTACAATCGTATTTAAATTTTACTTTTTGGTTATACATTTGCCTCCCTTTCTAAGTCAAGTGTTACACAATGGAACGTACCTCCAAGTGTACGTGCATGACGCATAGGTAACATAGCACACTCTATACCATGTTTTTCAAGTTCTTTCCTAGTTGGTTCTTGATGTTCTTCAAGTGCAACTAACTTTGTATTTACACTTAAAAGATTCATATTAATCCAAGTGCTGGAATTACAATGCCTAGGATAGTGTCCTATATCAACAGGCTCAGGACACCATATGACATCCCACTTTTTAAAAGGACCTGGTAATTGATCTTTGCTTTTTATTCTGCTTGGATTAGCAAGTAAAAGACCTTCTTTTAAAAAAGCAACAGTACTATCTAAATGCATATAACTATAAACGTTTTCTAATTTGTGTACTTTTGCTTTATTACCTAAAGCACCTTGTAACAAAGCACTACCTAATCTATTTGCACTATTACTTACTAGATACAAAACATCATCATTTGCTCTTAATATATTTGCGGCATCAAATGCAGGTTCAAATTCAGTCAGTGCAAGTATATCTTTGTTGCCTATGCAATTAGTATTGTATAGACTACTCTCATGATAGCAACGTATGTTCACAGGATTAGACAAGTGATGTTCAAATGCTCTCCATTCTCCTCGTCTTGCCCGTATAGGCATAGGCGTAGCCATTTGTAAATCTCCGTAAACAAAAACACTATCCCTTGGACAAAAATTATAATATTTACATTCTGTTTTTTCTGGACGTAAAACTTCTACATTTTCTTTTCGTAAAAATTTACAAAGTATTTCTAAATCCTCATTTGCTTCATTTACAACTTCTTGTGGATATTTTCCTTTTATGATTTCTGTTTCATCAGTTTTGTCTGCATAATTTACGCAACGTAAACTTATATCAATATCGGGTACTTGAGCATTATCGGCTATGCCAACAATAACTTTTTTAAGTTTGTCCCATTCGTTATAAGACATCTTTAAATACCTCCATGTCTGGTAAGTAAGGATAATCTTCACTAGTCCAACGTTTATTTGGTGTTGCAGTCTTTAGTTTTTCTATGCCTAATTGAGCAGTTTCAGGTGTCATATAATAATGGTATCCTATTGTTTTAATGTTTTGTTCTGCCCACGGTTTACTATCTTCTCTTCCATCGTATGCCATTCTTTTAAAAGTATCGTATTCTTGTTGAGTAGAACATAATATAGCACCACCTCTGCCTAAGTTTAACATTTTCTTGAATTGAAAACTAAGACACATTAATTGTCCATCAATATATGTGTTTGGTTCAAATAGTACTGCGGCATCAATTATTCTCGTTCCGCCTAAAAAGTAATATTCTTGCCAATCAACATTCACGAACGCAAATGGAATATTCAATTTCATTAATGTAAAAGGCACACTAATATATGTTCTAGTTGGAATAGTAATTTCGGCTTTTGATATATTGAAATTGGATTTGTCGTATAACAATGCTAATTCTAATGCATGGGTGCAACTGTCTGTAGCAACGGCAAAAGGAGCATTATAATAGTCTGCAATACGTTTTTCAAAATCTTTTACTATCTCGAACATAAAGATATTTATTAACTGCGTATATAAATATATGTGTGAGTGAGAGTTTATATAATATACGAATGTGGTCTGACGATTGGTCTCCTAGCCATTTTATGGATATGATTGATCAATTACGTGGTTGCCACATAAGAGTCCTTGGTGCAGAAGAAATGGAACTAATGGGTTTTGATCAAAAGAAAGATATAAAACGTATTAGTCGTGCATTAAAAAGAAGCAGTAACAAATGTACTTTTGTATCAGGTGGCTGGCCGCAAAGCGAAATTAATTGGCCCGCATATAGCAAAGTAGAATATTGGCCAACGTTCTGGTTATCACACACTGTTAAGAGTTGCAAACAAGCAAACTTTGATGTAACTAATGACAACTTTGAATATCCTTTTATTACACTTAACCATCGACCATGGGAACATAGATGTAGAATGATGGACAATCTTGCTAAAGCAGGATTATTGAGTGTTGGTGCATATAGTTGGAACAAAACAGAGCCTGATTATAATTTTAGACATTGGGAGCAAAAAAGAGTTGTGCTTGATAACTTCAATGATAAGTTAGATCATTTCAATAATATGCCTAAGGAATACAGTAAAAGTTTTATAGAACTAGTAAACGAATCAAGCATAGATAATATATTCATTACAGAAAAAACAGCCAAGCCTATTTTCTATAAAAAAGTATTTCTCATACACGGTGCTAGGGGAATACATAAAGCACTAGAAGGGTTAGGATTTAAATTGTATGATGAAATATTTGATTACAGTTTTGATAACGAATGGTATGCTAAGACTAGAGCAAGTAAAATAGTTAAGCAATTAAAAGATAATGTTGTTGCTCCTAAAAAAGCACTAGAAATATATAAGTCAGTGCAAGATAAAGTAGAATTTAATTTTAACAGACTAATTGAAATATCTAAGGATAAAACATTTATTCCTGACACTATTAAAGAACTAGGAGGTTATGAAAATGTTATATCTTAGAAAAAATAAACCTTTGCTAGTATCAAACTATATAGGAAAAGAATTAGACTGGTATCAAGGTGATGACGAAACAAATTATAATACAGCAAACAAACCTGACTGGAATTATTTCGATACTAAAGGAAAGTTGAAATATAAGTTTAATACATTAGGTTATAGAACAAAAGAATTAAACAATTTACATATGGATCCATATATGCTAGTGTTTGGTTGTAGTTATACAGAAGGTGTAGGGTTATATGAAGAAGAAATTTGGTGTAGTCATTTAGCAGAATATTTAAATCTAGATTTACGTAACCTTGCAAAAGCAGGTACTGGCCCAGACATAATAAATTTTAACACACAACTTTTTAAAAGATCAGGATTTGTAAAACCTAAACTTGTAGTAATTCAATGGCCTCAGATAAACAGAAAAAGTTTTGGATTTCAAGATGAACACGAGCAAGGGATTAGATTAGAAGATAGAAATGTTAATAAAGAAGAAACAAAGAACACAATGGGCATGAGAGATACAGAGTGGTATCTAAATAGATATGTTCAAGAAACAGGAGAACTTGTTATACAATCAATGAAAGATTTGTTTAGTGTAGATAACCTATGGTCTGCATTAGGAATACCTGTGTTCCATTGGACTTGGGAAGGTGATTTTACTACTGATTATGGCACAAAGAAAATATTTAGAGTAGTAAACAGTCATAAAGATTTAGCAAGAGATTTGCAACATGATGGACCTTTAATTCATCAAGATGCATTTGAACAAATAAAAGATAAAGTAAAATGTTTGATATAATTTTTATAAGTTATCAAGAGCCTAATGCAGAAACCAATTGGAAAGCATTGAAGGAACGTTTTCCAATGGCAAAACGTGTTCATGGTGTAAAAGGAATACATCAAGCACACATACAAGCGGCTAATAAGTCATTAACAAAAATGTTTTATGCAGTTGACGGAGATGCAGAAATATTAGATGACTTTAATTTTGATTATAAAGTTTCCGAGTGGGATTTAGATTGCGTTCATGTTTGGCGTAGTAAAAATCCTATAAACAACTTGGAATATGGATACGGTGGCGTAAAACTATTACCTAAGACTCTCACACAAAAAGTTGACGTCACCGTACCCGACATGACTACAAGTATAAGCAAAAAGTTCAAGCCTATACCTGCAGTCAGTAATATAACAAGATTTGACACAGATCCTTTTAATACTTGGAAAAGTGCTTTTAGGGAATGTGTTAAACTTGCAAGTAAAACAATTGATAGACAGGAAGAAGGAGAAACAAATGAAAGACTTAAAACTTGGACAACCGTGGGACACGATAGACAGTATGGCAAATATGCTTTGGCAGGCGCTACCGCTGGTATGGAGTTTGGCCTTTCTAGGGGGTCTGATCTTCGGTTAATAAATGATTGGGAATGGTTACATGAGCAGTATGAAAAACATACCGTTTGATAATATTGTCAAACTAGGTCAAAGGACTATGTTGGAAAACAAATTGTTTTCTGTGTCCTGGATTCTTGGCCGATTCTGTAACTATAATTGCAGTTATTGTTGGCCGTATGCTAGAAGTAGTAAAGTCGATCATAGACCATTTGAAGTTTATACTCGAACTATTGATGAAATCAAACGCCAAGCAAGAGCAAATGGATTTGATAAATTTCATTTTAGTTTTAGTGGTGGTGAACCTACTGCCTACAAAAAATTTATAGATTTAATAAAACACTATGAAGATTATGAAAGCAAATATTTAAGCATACACATGACTAGTAATTGTAGTCCTGCAAAACGTTGGTGGACAAGATGGTTAGATGCTACCCATGTAATGGACAGAAGAAGTATTACAGCAAGTTACCATGCCGAGTTTGCTGATGAAAAAGAATTTGGAGATAAACTTTTATACTTACAGGACAATGATGTCCTTGTAACAATCAATCAGGTAATGGTGCCTGAACATTGGGAGGAATATTATGAACGAAGTAAACGATTTAGTGATAGGGGCCTTCATGTTACACTCAAGCCTCAGTCTGATCCTACTGCTAGTTTTGTTGTGGGTGGTTATACAGAAACCCAAAAAGAAATATTACAAAACGAAAGTGTACAAGGAGCCTATCAAGTTGCGTTATATGATGCTAAAGGAGTAGAGTATTGGATTGATCAAGCAGAAAGGTTAAATGCTTTTGGATTTAATAAATTTAAAGGGTGGATGTGTAACAGTGGATATCAAAGTTGTATCATAAGAAGCAATGAAGTAAAACGTGCATATAGTTGCCATGATGAACCTTTAGGCACGTTAGACGACGGATTTGAACTGTTTAAAGCACCAATGCCGTGCGTTACTCCAACCTGTGTAAGTAGTGCAGATAGCAAGATACCAAAGGAAAAGAATGTATAATTATAAGGATATAAAATCTATACACTTAGAAGTAACTTCGAAATGCCAGGCTAGATGCCCTATGTGTCCTCGAAGATTACAAGGTGGACCTTTATTGGATAGTTTATATCTAGAAGAAATTACTATAGACTTGTTTAAAAAATGGTTTCCTTTAGATTTTATACAACAATTAAATCATGTGTATATGTGTGGTAACTTAGGTGATCCTATGATTGCTAAAGACACTATGAAAATATTTAGATATATGCGTGAAGTAAATCCTACTATGAGTTTGCAAATGCACACTAACGGCAGTGGCCGTACAGAAAAATGGTGGAAGGAGTTGGCAGAACTTAATGTTAAAATTGTATTTGGCATAGATGGTTTAGAAGATACACACGCATTGTATAGAATTAACACTGATTGGAATAAGATTATTAAAAATGCAAAAGCATTTATTAATGCAGGTGGAGATGCAAGGTGGGATATGTTGGTATTCAAACACAACGAACATCAAGTAGATAGATGTAAAGAATTAAGTGAAGAATTAGGATTCAAAGGTTTCAGTGTAAAACACACAACAAGATTTAAAGATGGTAAGTTAGATGTTATAGATGATTCCTATAATGTTACACACACCTTATTACCTTCTCAAAAAAGTTTAGAAATGATTACGCCTGCCAAGGAAGCCGCAGAAGAATTTTTGCCAAGGATTAATTGTAAAGCAAAACAAGATAATCAAATATATGTAGGAGCAAATGGCAATGTTTCTCCGTGTTGTTGGTTAGACTTAGATTGGATTCCGCAACACAGTCAAAGTAGGATTGACTATATGACTAAGGTTAATACTATTCCTAATTTGTTAACACAGTCAATGAAAGAAATATTTGATAGCGGATTTTTTAATAAAATTAGCAGTTGTTGGACAACAACAGGTCTAAAAGAATGCAGTCGCCAATGCGGCACGTTCGATAAACTAAACGAACAATTCATAGAAAGGACATAAGATGTTATTTTGGATTGGATTTATGGTAATGGTGTTAAATGAAGGCTTTGTAATAATGCGTCATGTACACCCGTGGTTCGCACGTAAAAGAGAAGCACTAATGGCCAAGTATGGAAGTAATTGGAAACGTTTTCATGCTACATTAGATTATGTATGGATAGGTGGAGTAACGATAGGTATAGCAATAGACATCGCTAACTGGAAATTATATTTTGCAGTACTGGCAACATTTTGGAGTGTCGTAGGCGTATTTGTTTATCTACCATTATTAATTAAAAAAATAAGGAAAATATGAAACCATTAAGAACGTTATTAGCAATATATGTACTGTTTCTTGTATTAGTGATTATAACATACAAAGATGCAAACGCAATAGAACTATCAAAGTATTACAAAGAACCATTGACAGAAACAGATAAAAAAGGTATTATTGCTTTTAATGTTTTACAAACAATTGATATGTTACAAACTTTAGAAATAGCAAACAACGACAACTATTATGAAAAGAATAAAATATTAGGTAAGCACCCTAGTGAAGCACAGGTAATAACTTATTTTATTGTTAGAGGTTTTGCACACTATGAAGCAACAAAAATGATACCTGTGAAATATAGAAGTTTATGGCATACCTACAATGTAGTTTATAATTATGATGTGATAAGGGATAACCATAACATTGGAATAAGGATAAATTTTTAATGAAGATTGACATACAAGATATAAAGTTTTGGGCAGACGGAATTAGAAACAGCGAAGACAGAGATCGTGTGTTAGAATGTTTCTGGGGAGGCCAATTAAACAGTAAGTCTTGGTTGATAGAACAAATATCACATCATTGTAATGTGAGAAATGCAAAGATTGTAGTTTATGGTGGATGGTATGGTGTATTATCTACAATGTTGTTTAATAGTACACTTGGTATCAAGCATATTACTAGTGTAGACATCGATCCCAAATGCAAAGAAATAGCAAACACCATGAACAAACGTTATGAGATGGAGGGTAGATTTACAGCAGTTACAGAAGATATGTGTAAACATAAGCCTGATAATGATACTTACATGGTAATTAATACTAGTTGTGAACATATTACACAGGAACAATACAATACTTGGTTAGCAAACATACCAGATGATGTTTATATTGTTTTACAAAGTAATAATTTTAAGGACCATAAGGAACATCTTAATTGCATGGATGACCTTGCAGAATTTAAACGTAAGTCAAAATTAAAAGTTGACTTGGAAGAAGAATTAGAATTACCTAAATACAAAAGGTTTTTAATTTGCGGAAGGAAAAGATGAGTAAAACATTTTGCCCACTACCCTGGATACATTTAGCAACACGACCTAACGGTGATGTTAGAGTTTGTTGTACTGCTAACGCCAGTGGTGCAGGAAAGACAGATGAGAAAGAAGCAGGACTTGTCAAGGAAGACGGTGTGGCAATGAATCTGCGTGACCATACAATAGAAGAAGTGTTTAACAGTAGCCATATGCGTAGAACAAGATTACAAATGATTGCAGGTGAAAT